TTGTCCATAGCCTGTTGACATTTCCAAAAGTAAATCTTTAGCATTAATTAACTGTGGTACAAACTTCTGCACACCTTCTTGTAAATTTCCTATATTGAATGAGTAGCCGAACATTATTGCTCCAATAGCTTTTTGAATAGGGCCTCCAAATAAGAGTAACCCTGCCGATATACCCTGACCGAGTGCTTCACCCATAGATATACCGTGGGACATAACATCACTTACCATTGAAGTGCCGTCAGACATAAATTGAGTAATCGGTTGTTGGAAAGATTTATCCTTAGATTTTTTGTTAAACTCTTGAATTTTCTTTGATATAACATCAATAATGTTATTCTTTCCCTCTGAATTTTTAGCTCCGAATGACTCTTTAAGAGTTTTCATTTGTGACCTGATATTATCCACCATAGGTGATACTACATCTTTTAAACCCAAAAAGTCACTCTTATAGCCTGCCACTATTGCACCCAAACCTAAACCCATAAGTCCAGTTGGTGACATAAGTGTTGTAGCTATTACTTTGAAATTGGTAAGTAAACTTGCACCAGCACCACCAAGTAGTTTTAAACCACCTGCGAGTAAGGTGCTACCACCATATGCAACAATGAAAGCACCTGCCATTCTACCAAAGGTATCAATAGTACCGCCCCATTTGTCTTGAAAGTCCTTACCAAATTTATTAGACACTGCTTCACCTAAATGGTTAAGCATAGTCTTTAGATTAAAGTCTGTTTCTTTAATCTCCTCTGAATGTATGCCAAAAACACCAAGTGCTTCGGCTATACCATTATATACACCTGAACCAATAGACTTTAATGTAGTCTTTATGGTGTTCAAACCGTCAACTAAAGGTTGTAGTCCTACATCAATTAAAGATTGTGTTAAGGTCTTACCTTGTGATAGATTATTTGAAATTTCACCAAATAAACTTTTAGCTTGCTTACTTAATGTTCCGAAAAGTCCACTGATATTGCCATAATTTCTTGTAAGAACGACTGCAAGTAAGCCTAATGCAGAGGCCCAACCAATACTTCTAAACGTAAGAGCCTGTATTGAATTACCAAGCATACTAAATATACCTACAAAACCACCAAGTCTTTGTACGTTTAGCATATAGTTGATAACAGCACCACTCAAACGTAGTACACTACCCATTGCTACTAAGGCTGCACCACCTACAACAGTAAGGTTTGTACCAAACTTAATTACCTGTGGGTTATTTTTTAGCCAAGTAGTCATAGCTGGTGCTATATTTTTTATTGCTCCTGTAAACTTTTCTACTGGGTGTACTAACCCATACAGAGCTTCTGATGTTGAGTTTATGATAGTCTTATCACTAAACACGGATTTTTCTACTTCAAGAAGATTTCTCACTGCATTTGTAGCTGACCGATACATATTGTTCTCTTTGTTTCCAAATCCTATCCTATATGTAAAAGTAGTCCAAGCGTCAGACATATTTGAAAGTACAATAGACCAAGTATTTGACAAAGTATCTTGCATACCTGCCATACCTGTCTTTTCTACTATTTCAATAAGGTCTTGCATACGCCCCTCAACAGTCTTATGCAAATCGTGACCTAAATAATTAGACAAATCACCAACGTCAAGAATATTTCTAAGCATTTTTGCCGAAACATTATCATCACCACTCAAAAAGTTTTGGATAGCCTGTTTCCATTTTAGTGCAGTTGTATTGGGTCTAAATGCCTGTAAGTCACCTATCCAAGCCATTGTTTCTTGTCTAAGTCCTGTTGTCTTACCAATCATTTGGTCGAAGGCTTCAAGTCCTTGTGACTTTAGAGTAACAACCATACCCTGCAAATCTTCTACCTCAAAAGGTGACTTGTTAGCATAAGCAAACAAATCATCTGTTATTTTGCTTGCTTTGTCAGCGTCCCCATATAATGCTTTCAAGGTTAATTGGAAGTTCTCAAAAGAGGACGAAGTATCAACTACTTTAGACCCTATATTTTTCATTACTCCCAATACACTTTGACCCATATTCTGAAATTGAGAGCCAAGAACGCTCATACCAACAACAGATGTATTCATATCAAGTAGGCTGCTTGCAGTACCACCTATACCCATAGAGAGTTTATCAGCACTTCCTGACAAACTACTAAATGCACTTGAAGCTGATTGCATACCAGCCGTTGCGTTGTCCTGAAAGTCCAAGACAATGCTTAAACCATATTCACTCGCCGCCATATTAAGCGTTCTCCTCTCCTATTATTTTGAGAGGTATTTTAAAGATTAACTACTGCTTCTATTTTCTGCCTTCTTCTGCTTCATTATTAAATCATACCACATTCTGCGTTCACCTCTTGAAAGTTTCAGAATAGTATTTCTATCCCAATGGTATACATAAGCAATGACGTGGGCTTCTACCCACACTTCATCAATGCTTATGTAACCAATAATTAATTCCAACCAGTAGGTAGGGTGGTTTAAATAAAATTTGTTATGTTCAAACCGCCTTCAAATTCGTTGCCACATTCAGGGCACTCTACTGGAATTTTTAAATCCAAACCGAATTGATTTTCAGCCGACAACTTGATTAGGTATTCTCTATCTCTCATTGTCATCTTACGAACAATTTGCTCTGTCAACTCAAAATCGTCATCAAATTCAGTCAAATTCAATATCATAATTGTCTTGCCCTTAGCAAAATCTCTTTGAGCGATTGGAGCAAATCTGTTTCTGTCACCGTTAGTTGAATAACGAATTATACCTGTCTTATGTACATTACCTTGTTCATCTCTGATACCAACAGGCAACTCAAAAGGAATACCCCTTTCGCCGTCCCAAGGTACAACCTTTACTTCATCAACCGACAATCTTGTTGTAATGCTCTGTCCACACTTAGGGCATTTATGTCTTAGTTCCAATTCTTCACCAACTGATACTTCTCTTAGTCGAAGAATGATTACATCAATATCAGCTGTGTACATAGAGTTAAGAATTTCTTCTCTGTTGCTCTTTGACAAACTCTGAAAATCAATATCCCCAAGTGTAAGCAAACATCTGCTCAAAAGTAGATTATATAGCTTTACCATAGGGCTGTTTTTGTGTCTGCTAATAACTTCCTCATCTTCACCGTTAAGAGGACGGATTGAGAAAGTCTTGTGTAGCTTACCCTTTTCGTCAGTGTAACCTGCAATCAAATCATATTCGTCCTGCAAGTCACTCATTTTTGGGGCAGCGTTACGTTCTTCTGCCACCTGTGCAATTACTTCATTTGCGTTCATTACGTCTTTTTTCTTTAATGTAGCCATTACTACATACCTCCTTAATTTTATTACAAATTCATTATACAACAAAACTCTGCAAAAGGCAATACCTAAAGCAGAGTTTTGTTGGTTATTAATGTTGTTTATTCAGACTTAATCAATCCTGAAGGACTCCAGTTCTCAAATGAACCAGTTTCATCTTTAGGGATTTCATATGTAAGATAATCATATTGCAATGTAATTTTTTCTATTGCCACGTCATCACTGGAAGCGTCAAGGTCAGGTGCTTCCCATTTTGACATAAAGGCATTATTCAAAATATATTTGATACGAACCTTACCGTCACGACCAAGTACATTAACGTCAACGTCCATTCGTGATGTTGAGTCGCTACAAGTTTCTGCAAGCAAGTCAAGAACATTCTTTGTTGTACTCAAACTTGAGCTTGTTGAAGGAACAACACCCTTTTCCATTGTTACCTCACCGAATGAAGCCTTACCTGCAAGTTTTACAGGGTAGTTTGTACAACCTTCGTGATATTCTACGCCGTTTAAGTCAGCTGAAAGTCCTGAAACCTTTTGGAAACCGATTTTAGTGTTTTCAGCCTTTGAAGATGAAATTTTACCGTCTTTAGAAAAATTGTAAAATTTAACACTGAACATAAACTGTTGTAGTGGGTCAGTTGCTGTGCTATGCACATATGCTTCTGACTTTGGAAGTGCTTTTAAAAGAGCTGTGATGTTCATAAGTTCAAATCTCCTTTCTACTGCATTGAACGAGAAAGGTTGATTATAATAAATTCTGCACAATCTTTCTCTCTGTATTTAACAGTTGCATTTAATTCTTTCTTTGCAATGCTATTAGCCGTATTGGTTGTAGCGTCACAAATTACTGAAAAGGCTTCTGCCTCTGTTGAGCCTTCAAAACTGTTTGCTTCCCATAGACTCTTTAGGTAAGATGAAATGCTACGTCTTACGCTACTCCAAGTAGTTGGGTTATTTGGCTCAAAGATGTACTGTTGTAGCAAATCTTCAAGGTCACGAGTGATAAGTGTTTCAAGCAAAATACTTGAAATATATCTGCCATTCTCAAATAGAGAACGTCCACCCCAAATACAAATGCCATATTGTTTCTTATCCATTAGGCAAGAAACATTTAAGTCATTTAGCTTACCTGCGGTTGTCTTATCAAGAATAGTTGAAAGTCCGATTGCTCCTGTAAGTGTTGCGTTTGTACCTGCTGGTACTTTAGCATAGCCATATTCAAGAGTCATACGAATAATCGTACCTTGTACCTTACCTACGTTTGGTACAGTCTTTGTTTCATAAGTGATAGGGTCAGTAATTGTTACCCAAGGATAATAGTAGTTACCTCTACCCTTATCTAAGAAAGCAATTTCTTCAACAACTGTATCACTTGTAGCCGTTTCAGACTCTGTACACAAGATTGCGTGTATTCTTGTGTTTTCTGTACAGTATTCCAAAAGGTGCTTACTATCTGTCTTTGTAGCGTCAACAATAGACAACATTGTTACATCATCAATTACATCAAAATTCTTTAAAATTGTCTTGTAATCAGCGATATTACCACTATCTTTACCACCTGATAAAGCTGTGGCTACTGTCACTTCAAGAGTTACCTCACCTGTTGATGTAACCTTGATATACTCACTGCTATTGTTTATAGCAGCGATAACAGTATCGTTTGTAACTGATGTGAATGTTTCAACAAGAGAGTCACTATTAGCCTGTTCACCGAAATAAACCTTTACGTCAAAAGTACTACCTACTGTTGAAGTAGCAACTTCAACGAATACCTTTCCGTCACTCCAAGCACCTGTGTCAACAGTTGTCACTGTCATACCACTTATAGTGTTTGTAGAAACTGTATCTTTTCCGTCTGACGCACTCAAAACGTAACAGTCGCTACCGCCGTTCTGAAAGAAATCATAAACTGCATAAGCAAGATAGCTTGAAGATGTAAAAGGACTTGTTAGTCCGTTTGCAAATGCTTCAATGTACTCTTGCCAAGATGTAATAAGCACTGGCGTGTTTTTTACACCACGTTCAGCCTTACCAATAAAGCCACCAATATACGAAGATGACTCTGTTGCTGGAGCTGTAACGACAGTCTGACGATTTACATACACGTCAGGATATGAATACTTTGCATTAGCCATTTTTATTACCTCCATTATTATTTTTCTGTGACTTAGTGTTATTCTTCTTAGTCGTCACTTTTTCAGAAGAAGAATTATCAGCAGCCTGCTGTGTTTCGACAGTTACCGAAACAGGTACAGGCTTTGCTTTTGGTTTAATGATTAAAAGCCTTCCAGCTTTTACTTCATTGTATATCACCTTTGTAATAAGGTGTTCTTCAACCTCAACCTTTTCATAAGCACTTATGCGAAGTGCTGTGTAATCTTTCAATGATAGATTATGAGGTTTATTTGCAATATCCTTAATAAAAACTTTAGACATTTAGAAGCCCTCCTTACTTAGTATTACTGTTTCAATCAAACCACTATGCTCATTATAAGTCCTGCCTAAATAGCCTTGTATTGAGTAAGTAATGGTTGAGTGTATATCTTTGTCACCTTGTGTCAAAGTATCTCTACGCCTTAAAATATCCTTTTGAATACATAAAACGCTTGTAAGATTGCCTATTGAATTTCTTACAGGTAAATTAAAGAATTTACCCCTACTATAAGGTGGTAAACTCTGTAACCACTTCTTAGACATATTATCCACATCTGTCCAAGTTTTACCCCAAAAGTCAATTTGGTAATACATATCAAAAGGTATAGGCAAGTAGTAATTTATTGCTTCCTTTGTTTCCTTATTGACATATGTATATTCGACATTATCTGTCCTGTCGGTGTTTGACAAGTCCATAAGATTATACCAAGTAATACAAGGATATGCTTCTAATTTAAGAGTTTCATCAGGCTTTCTCATCTGAACAGGCACTTTATAGGGGCTACCATTGCGGTCAAGAACGACAGCTTTTTGAGTATAAACCATAAGTGCTCTGTTTATTTCATCTTTCCAAACTGAAGCTACTTCCATTATTACTCACCCACTGCCCTTTCCAAAATCTCATTGGCTCTTGCCTTTACGTCAGCCTCACACCGCTCCCAAGCCTTTTGAAATAAAGGTCGTGCTGGTGCTTTACTTGTGCCACCGTCTACCCAACTTACAACCTGTTGGTCGCCACTAAGCATTATGATATAACCGCCACGTCCTGCTGACATAGCAACTGCTTCACCTGTTGTCCTATCTTGTGTACCGTCAACCCAAGGTGTTGAGCTACCTTTTAATCTTACTGTAATCGGAGAGTTTGCTACAAAGTCACCACTCTCTTTAGTAGCATTTACAGCGTCAACAACTATTTGTGCAAGCTCGTCCATAGCGTCAGCTATT